GTAAATAGATTTAAAATGTAGTATAATATAATATAATATATTAAATAGGAGGTTTTTTATGAAAAAAATTAAAATTACGGACTACTTGGCAAAGGGAAGAAATATTGATATCAAAGAATCAATCGCCTCAATATTGTTTCATCCTATGTTGCAGCTTAATCACTTAGAATTATTTCGCAATAGTGAGATTATGGCAGAAATCAAAGCGTGTACTGATGAGTATATAATATTGGCAGACCCCCAATATAAAATATTGGAAAAGGCCGTGGAAACAATAAGAGGGTGGTCTGAGGATAGTATTGAACTGGTAGGCAGAATTATTAACGCCGAAACGGTTAAAGCGTTTGAAAAAATAGAAGGGGAAGTTGCGCATAAATTAGACAAAGAAAAACCTACCTCCTAAACAGGTAAGAATATTTTTAAAAGGAAGGCGCAAAGGAAGAAAATATCCGGTGACGGGAATAATAGAGGTGGATTTATGAAAAAAAATATAGGTAATGTAGTTAATGTATTGACATTCCTATGTGTATTTTCTATATTAGTATCAATCATCACAAAGTTATTTGGTACTACTATATTTGATACATCGGGTGCATTAAACAATTGGGAGTTTTTGAATTTTGAATGGGTGCAATACATAATCAATGGAGGATTTATATTACTCCACTATTATTTAATCGTAGGTTGTATTACAAGACTTGAACCAAAAAAGTTATTTTTTAAATTATTACCATTTGTATTGTTGATCATTGTCTTGTTCTTTATCCCACAAAAACATTATATGATTTTGAGTTCCATAATCATGCTAGTGACGTGCATTGCATTATCTCCGTATTTTTCAACCATAATAAAATTTATTATTAATTTTGTAATTATTTGTTTATTTCAGCAAGTAATGATATGGCTGAGGTATAGTGATATATCTTCAACTGCATTATTCGTCAGTACTGCTGAAAAAATAACAATAAATATAGATCAGACAATATTCTTAACACTATTATACTGTCTGAATAGAAAGGGGGTGAAATGATGCCAGGTTCTTGGTTTTTCATAGGGGAAAAGACAAAAGATTCATTCCAGTTTGGACTGAAGAAATTAGGTGATTGCTTATGCAATTTCTTCAGCATGTAAAGGACTTCTTAAAAACTGCCAGCTTTGTATTATTTGTAATTATAACACAAGGCTGGCAAGCTTTGGGTATAATCTTTATATCCATATTAAACAATAGACCATGGGAATGTCTGTTCATATTTATAGGATTCGTTATGGGTAGGCATTTTTTCGGGAAGAGCTATCATGCTCCGTCTTTGTGGGTATGCACTATAATAACCTGGGGAGTCTTTTACTTTTTGACCTCAGCTATACCAACGTTTCAAGTTAGTGTTACTCTTCCTTGTGTGTTTGGCGTAGGGTTGGCCTATGCTCTCTCAAGGATTAATGACTTTACGGAACAGAAAGGAGCGCGTAATGGGTGAAATATATTCTTGGCTACAGTTTATAATTGTGGTAATTGGATTGATTTCCGTGTTTCTCCGTATTGGAAATTCACAGGGAAAGCAACAGGAAAAAAACAAGAATGTTGAGAAGAAACTCGATATTCACGATAAAAAAATAGACATATTGGAAGCAAATATTTCAGAAATAAAATCCGATCTGTCTTATATAAAAGGAAGATTATTGCCAAAATAAGAAGGAGGTATGGTATGATAAAAGTTTTGAACACCCCCAAGCTTTCAAAAAACTTTACTTTGTCTGAGTTTGTATGTCCGGACGGTAATAGGGAAGTAATAATAATTGATGAGCTTGTGAAACGCTTACAGGCTCTCAGAGACGTATTGGAAAAACCTGTGAGGCTTGTATCCGGATATCGAAGCAAGTCATACAATAAAAAAATAGGAGGTGCCAAAAATTCTCAACATCTGTATGGTAATGCCGCAGATATAAAGGTTTCTGGTATACATCCTGCTGATGTGGCCAAGGCTGCGGAACTTGTTGGATTTCGTGGAATTGGTATATACACGCACAATGGAAATAATTTTACACATGTTGATCTCCGGGGAAAAACAACTTACTGGAAGGACTCAAAAAGTGGAAAACTAGTCAATATGAAAATGATTGAAGGGTATACCAAGGAATATAGTTTGCCAAAAACAACAGATACGATTATTATTGAAAAAGAAAGATTAATTGAGAAACAAGTACAGGTTATCAAGCGCCACGAAGAACGTTTTAAGTCTGTATTTGAATTAGCACAAAAAATATTAAATTTAAAAGGAAAGGAGAATGATCATGCAGAATAGATGGAAATCGAAAGTATTATGGGCTTCCATAGTAGTTCAAATAATTGCAATAGGTCAGCTGGTTGGATTATGGCAATTAATAGGTGTTGATGCCGGACTTGTTGGCGATGTAGCGGCTGGAATACTTGGATTATTGGTAACTATAGGAATTATAAATAATCCAACAAATAAACACAGCTTTTAATACTTTTAAGTATCTGATCAAACAATCAAACAAAAAAAAGAGTCCTATTCGGATATGGTTACCAAATAGGGCTTCTTTTCATTTCTAATTTTATAGGTTAATATATTCTGTGAAATCCAAGCCATGTTCCCTGCAAAATTTGATTACTGCCAAAGTGACTTTTTTGCCTCCACCTATACCACATTTCATAAATCGGTGTAAATGGCTCGGATCAATATGTAGCTCTCTGGCAAATCTGTTATAATTTCCAGCACAGAATTTGTTCATTAATTAAAACATGCCTTGTTTGTTAATACCCTTTTCTCCTTCCTATTTTTCTCAAGATTAATTTTATCTGCGAAAAAAACATAGCTCTTATCTCGAAAGGTTGAGCTATTCTTACCTTGTTGCCGAGTGGTAAATTTGACTGCTGTAAGATTATTTCAAGCCCTTCTAAGTAACCCATGTACTCAAGAGGACATGTAGCAAACTTAAGTTTAAGTCCTCTATTTGTAATCTCTATTACTCTTCCATACTTGTTATAAGGATGGAAGAGTATACTATTTATTTTAACTTTATTTTGAGGCTTGAAAAATAGCATAAAATCTTTTATCTTTAGCTTTTCTCCATAACTAGGCTTGGGACTTCCAACCCCATCTATGTCCTTCATTTTTTTTACATACTTTTCACTTTTCATGATTTTCCCCTTTCTGGCGGTAGGTCGCCACCCCTGTTATTCTTCATTTTCTTCTACATGTGTTATTTTTAAGCTAAAATCTAGCATTTCACCTTCCCAACCTTCAGGAAATAAAGCTGAGATTTCATCCTGTCCATCTTCAACATATACATCATAAAAAGTAATACTGCTTTTTAACTCTCCTGAAATCCATTTTCCCATTTTTTTTTTACATCCCCCTCTTTTAATTTAATAGTAGCCTTTTCTTCAATTTCATTTGCTTCACAAATAATTCTTTTACCGTCATGATTAACCTCATTTTTGAATTTCTCTACTGCATCAGTGCCCGTTAGGACATCATCCGCATACGCATAGAAATCCTCCGAATAAGGATATAATAATTCATGCCCACTGTAACAATTACCATTCCGCACTTCCAGAATAGGTGTGAGCGAAACATTTCGCTCACCACTTTCACAGTAGTTCTCATATTTTTCAGAAATTTCATCCTCCGAAAATGATTCTTCCTGAATTTTTACTCCACCTATTTCCCCCCAAAAAACATAAAGTATGTCATTTTTGTACTGTCCAACCTTAATTCTATAAGTTTTATCTCCCATTTTCCTGCCTCCTCCAATTTTACATTTAGCCTGCCATCCTCAGCACCGGGCGGCTATGTCCAGTGGACGGGGAAATCCCCGTTCCGGCTATACTTTCTTTTTATAGCTGATGTAAAACAACTCACCATCCTTCGATACCATGTCAGGTCTAGGAGGATGATCATCATACCCCACATCTTTTATACTTGACTTATAGTTTTTTATGCAATCTTCTATTTCCCCGAAGTGGTATTCTTCAATGCCGTGTTCAGCATTAAAATTATTACCTTCCAAGTCTGTAAGCCAAAATCTCCATTTCATGCCAATTCCCTTCTTTCTATTATTTTTATAGGATGTGCAATGATTCCATCACCACAATCCCATTCATCCGCGTACTCACCCTCAAAAACAACAATTTCGCCGCCTTGGGCTTTCCACTCGCTTAAAGGCATTACGCCTTCAAGATATTCAATAAGGGATTCAAAACTTTCACAACAACAGATACCATCTGTACTGTTTTCTCCAACACCGGCTTCGCAATGTCCACCATTGAAACTTTGGTGTTGTTGCATTTGCTCTAATGTTATTCCCTTATCTGCATGGTATCTGTAAAATGTCATTTTCACTACCCCCATAACATATATTACCTTTTCAGGTTGAGCGGAGGGGACTTTCATCCCCCGTCCGGCTTTCACGGACGCGTCCCTTGCCCTGCTATCTCTCATCATCTTGTAGATATTCAATGTGGTTAATCTTGTGTTCCTCCCTTGTTACAAAATACTCGTAATCAATTAGATTAACCCATCTGCTGTAATTTTCTTCTTCGATATCAGTTTCAAATCCATAAGCGCTCGTATCTCTTATCATTTTTTCTAACTCTATTGCCAGTTTGTTGTCATCAAATTCTGGATATTCATTTTTTAGAAATTCTAAATTTTCTTCTAATAAATCTTCTCTTTCAATATTTTTGCCGTTAAAAATAATTTTCATTTTCACTACCTCCAAATAATTTTTTTAACTCCCTCTTACAATTACTATTATAATATATATTACTATATAGTACAAGTAAAGAAAAGGGCAAATATGAGGATATAACACTATTTACCCCTGAATTACATACATTACCTACCTATATCCCTAAATTTTACTCTTGTTTACTCCGATTTACTCCATATATCTAGTTTTTTATAAAAAAGATTTAAATTTATTTTATGCTGCCCGGGATTGTGAACCGGGCATCCGCATTACAGGCAGGGGGCATCCTGCCGTCACTCTGCAATTTATTCTGTGGGTCCTCCTCCTCTTGTTATATCTCATCAACATAGAGGGATTTAGCATCATCCCAGTATCGCATATTACTAGAAATCCATTCTTCTGCGCGATACCTCGTTTTATATAGTCTTGCTTGTCTGAATTGGTGAGTAAACATCCCCGTTTTCCAGTGTAAATATAATTTTCCGTATCGCACTGCAAATTCTGTAATTTTACATTTTGCCCCCATTTTGGCTTACTCCTTTCTGCGTGTATTTCGCTTGATATTGTTTTACGAGTTCCCGGACAATGGCAGCTCTTGATCTTCCTGTCTCTGCTGATCTCTTTGCGATAAAATTAAATTGATCCTGATCTAGATACAAATTTAACATTGTTTTCCTCATTCAATTACCTCCTTTCCTCGTTAAGTAAACTACCAGACCCAGCCTCTCAACCGGGTCTATTTTTGGTATTATTCCTCGGTTATTTGCTTTGCCAGCAGCTTTTGAGCTTTACATGCTGCTGAAATTGCCTCCTCCTCACTTGGATTATTTGAAGAAAGAGCAAATAACTTCTGAATTTTTTCAATAACTTTTCTTTCCATTTATTTTTCCCTCCTTTTATTTTCTCAATCAACTTGATTTTCCTTATACACTGCGAAAGTTGCAAGTCCTCTTTGTATAGCAAGAATCAGATATATGCCTCCATATATAAATTTTTTCTTCCCCATAAATTTTTTCTTCATTTTTTTCTCACCCCCAGTTCCAATATTTGTGTTGTTTGTCCACTTGCATTATTAATGGCCTCTTGTTTTGTTTTTCCGAACCCTAACCTCCCATCAGGTAAAACAACTTGCACGTAATTATCATTAGTATTAACAATATAATTCCCTTCAAGGTCATACCTTATCGCTTTGATTTTTTTCATTTTCACTACCCCCATAACATATATTACCTTTTCAGGTTGAGCGGAGGGGACTTTCATCCCCCGTCCGGCTTTCACGGACGCGTCCCTTGCCCTGCTACTATCTTTGTATTTCGTGCTTACATATTACATTTAATTCCTTATCTATTATTCTTGTATATGGTGTAAGGCATTTTTTGAGTGTTTCTAAATCATCACACATGGACAATTGTTTCCATCTATGTGTTTGGTGAGTTCTATTTTTTGTTAATGGTTCTTGTATGATATAAAATTCCGCGTATTCTAGCATATAATCCTTCATAGTTTTCTACCCTTTCTGCCGAGTACAACGCCCCCGGCTTGGCTTGTCTATTATCCGTGTTCGGACTACCATTCCTCTTGTGCCTCACAAGCTTTATTCAAACCGTTTAACAATGAACTATTATTTTTTACTTCATCCAAAGTGAAGCCAAGAGCATCAAGAGTATCTGTTACATCATCTGTGTACGTATATTCGTGGTTTGCAAGCTCATAATAAAACATATCGAATATAAAGCCATCCCCGGTTGTGTCTTGTTTTATAGCTGCTTCCATTTCCTTGTGATGACTATCAAACATAGTGTGAAATGCATTCTTATCTGTTTTCTTGTAATATCCTCCACCACCAAGACTATAAATTTTGTCTGTGTCTGTAGATTCAAGCCCAAGTTTTTTCATGCCCTCTTCAAATTGCTGGTTGTTAAACGAAAAGAACATAGGGAAACTGTTCACTTCTTTTTGTTGCTTTTCTTTTAGTACTGTATAAGTATTCATAATTACCTCCATAATTTTATTTTTATTACTCTGGTAACGGGTTTTTGCAGATACCCGCCAAACTGTTTTACAATATTCTGTTAGTCTTGTATTGCTACTAACTCATCACCTAATTCAAATATCATATAATCCTTTTCTCCGTCTATCACGCTGCACACATACCTGTCCATGTCCTTTGCTTTTCCCTTAATTAATTTTGCGAATCCAAACCCATCAACATATATTTCTTTGATTTCTGCTCTATTCATGTTTTACCCCCATTAAATATATTTTATTGCACTGGAAACGGGGTTTTTACAGATACACCCGTTCAAAACTGTGTTATACTCTTCTTGATAACTTCCCAATTTCGGCTAATTTGCATCGTGGTGCCTTTTAGAAAAAGTCTGCATCCATTCACTTAATATTATAGACGCCTCCCCTTCTGTTAATTCTGAGTAGGCTTTCATTAGATAAGGAATTGCACCATACATGTTTGTCACTCCACTATCTATCAGTTCATCTAAGAATATAAAATATTCTTCATTCTTTATCATCTTCTTCCCTCCCTTCCCCTCTGGGGTATATTATATGAGATTTCTATACAAATTTATTCGTGCCTCTTTTTTTCCATCCAAAGTCCTTGTACCCTTGTAAAATGGTCTCCTTGTAGGATTGACTGGGTGAACTTTTTTTACCACGTCGCTCAGGGTTGAGGATGTACATTTGGATTTTGTTTAGTTCCTTTATTTGAATGTTTATCCATAGTATACCGGATTTTTGTAGGGTTCCTCCTTTCACAAATAAACTATCAACTTTCATAATTCACCTCCTATTGCTGTTTTTTTCTTTTCTCCTTAATTCCAATTTTTAATAACTGCTCATACACGGCTATTTTACTGATTTTCATCCCTGTTTTTTTAGAGATTGCCTCCTGTATTAATTCAACTTCCTTAACTATGTCTTGGTCAATCCTCAAACTTACTTGTATCCGTGCTTTCAAGTTATAGCACCTCTCTTCTGTAATTTTACTGGGCATCTTTTACATGAATCTGTATCTTCCAGCCCACCACATTCTTCACATAATTCCTCCAGCCTACATCTACTACAGTTTTTCTCTAATGGTCCAAGTGTTTATGGACAACCACATTTTTCGCAAATACATATATCCATTTCTACATCCTTCTCTATCTGTTTATTTTTGTCTTTTTACTATCTTTTTTAGCAATATTCATTTCATTTTTCTCCACTTATGGGTCTATATTAGGCTGTTAATTAATCGCAATCCTTTTATTGGTAGTGGATCCAGACCAAGGCAATCTTTTTCTATCTCCTGCACTTCTACTATTCGCTCAATTTTATAACCATTCTTTTGGAAAATATGTAAATTCTCCATTAATGCCGTAGAAGCGTCAATAATTATAATATGGAAAATCTCGGCCTGTGCCATTAAGGCGACTAAATCCGGAATTTCTTTTGCCCAACATTGTGTTAATACAAGTTCATTTGTTTTGTAGTAATTTTTCTTTGCTTTCAAATATGCTCTTAACAATGTGCCCTCCCCTGGTGTACAATTGCCTTCTTCCAATAATTCTTCTAATACTTTATTTCTTTCCATTTGTACTACCTCCCTAAATTTATTTTGGCCTGTACTCATCAGTGGTAGTAGACCATCTCCGCCATTCCCTCTTCCGAGGGATTCGACTTAATTTTTTTTGTACTTACATACTTTGCACCAACCTCTTTCTTGTGCCTGTTTGACTGTAAGGGCTTTGTATTTGCATTTTTTACACGGAGTATCAATCTCTTTTTTCATTTCGTTTTCCTCCTAGTTTTTTTTCATTTTTGTTATGCCTTTTCAAAACGATTAATATTTTCTGTAACTAATCCTATTGCTATTGTGTACCCTATACCATTTTCCTTCATTTCTTTTTTGTACCATTCTTTTAGTGCCTTTAATTTAATTACATGTTTCATGTTTGTTGTTGTATTTGTCATTTTCAATTATCTCCTTTTTTTCATTTTTATTATATCCTTTTAAATTGTTGTACGCTGCCTTTTTAATTCTTCTTTAATAACTCTATTAACTTCCATTAATGGTGTTACTTTTTTATTAGTTTTTATTGTCTTTGTCATTTTCATTATCTCCGTTTTATTAATTACTTACTACATTTACTATTATATTATATAGTAATATATAGTACAAGTTGTAATTGTGTCATATATGCTGATATTATACTGTTTACCCGGATCTACACCGGATTACCTATCAATGTTTCTAAATTTTACTCCTATTTATTCTTGTATGCTCTTATTTATTAATTTTTTGTAAAAAAAGATTTAAATTTTTCCTGATTTACAAAAAACCCTACCAAATACATACAAATTGGTAGGGTTTTCTTTGTTAGGGGGTTCTACTATAGTCTTAATAATTTTGTTTTTCCTATATTTTCAGTAATGCAAGTATCCAATATTCCCCGAATCATTTGCTTTTCCAACCGCAGTCACCTTCTTCCTTCACACTTCCTTCACACTTCCTTTACCTTACTGATGCCATCTTTATTTTGCGTAACATGAAATACCTTGTCTGCATGGGCGGTTATGTCTTCCCTGGAAACCCGTTCATCACTAACCATAATAATTTGTAATTTCAATTTCTGGCTGATTTCTTGGATTATTGCCAATGCCCGCCTATTGGCTTCTTCCCCTTTCAATCTTGAAAAGGGTTCATCCAGTAATAACAACGATCGAACTTTTTTATCTCTCCGCATTGATCTGTATGCTATTTGCAGGGCAAGGGAGGCAACATCGATTGCCCCACCCCCAACACTTCCTATAGGCGGAAATTCCAGATTCCGACGAGTGAATAGAATTTCGACTTCTGTTTTTCCTCGCTTTTCCTGGAAATTCAATTTCAGGCGGTATGGATCATCAAATACGGCTTCCATTGCCAAACTCACCTGCTCGGATAAATGATATTCAAGTTGCTTCTGGGTGGCAAGGGCTACTCGTTTGACAATTTCTAAAGCCTGCTCATGCTGCACAAACAATTCTTTATCGGATTGCATTTTCTCCTCTAGGGTTGTTATGGATTGCTGCAATTGATCGTGTTGCCCTTTTTTGCGTTCCAGGGCATTTCGTAATATCTGTATTTTTTGATTCATTTTTCCTTCCTTCCTGCTTAACCAATTCAAGTTTTGGCCTGTGCAAATCCTTTTGTATCTGGGTCATCTTCTTAAATAATAGTGCCGCACGTATGTCCTCTCCATATATTGTCTCAATAGCTTCAGTTATGTCCTCCAAGGCCTTGTGATATTGCTTCACTATGTTCAATAGTATATTATCATGCTGCTGGGTGATACATGCCTCATGATAATATACTATACGACCACAACTACAAGTGAGGGTGTTTTTAGAGAGAATTATTCTCTCCACCCTTTCTTTGACTTCCGTCATTGGGGTCACCATAGCTCTAATATCCTCAACAATTTTCATTACATCTCTCCTTCCTCTTCTTTTTCTTGATCATCCATTAAGTCCTCAATCTTCTGTATTCCCTTGCGAATAGACCCTTCCATCTCTTCCAATTCTTGTGTCTGTTTCTCAATAAGGGCCTCAGCCTCCTGAATCGTTTTCACTTCGAATTCTTCTAATTGTTTCATCAGGCTTTTTAATTCCCCTTGCAGCTCGGATCTTTCAGATTTCTTTTCCTCCAAATCTTCTTTCAAATTTAATAATTTTTGTCCTAAATTTTCTCGGTCTCGAGAGCCCATAAAATCACATCCTTTATTTTTTGTGGTGTTTCGTTTTTAATGAAAAAAGCCTCCAGATTTTTTTTGAATGAAATGCCCACTTCCCAGTCTCCTTTCATCTGTTCAATATATGCTGAAATGTGTTCTTCCCTCCCATTTTTCCTATCACTATGTTCCTGGTTGTGTACATCCTTTTCGATGGGAAAGAAGGCAGGAACTACCTTATTTTCCTCTGCATAATAGAGGTAGCACCTTGGCTTATAATTTTCTTGGTCTGCATTCATTCTCAGCATACTCCCTGGATTGACAAGTACACAATCACCTTCTTGAGAAGTGAAGCCACCGTGATTATCCCCTGTTAAAATAAGATTAAAGTGTTCCCCGAACATTTCAAATATATTTTGGTCTGTCCAGCTATTCGTACTCCATGGAGGGACTTGTCCTTTCCAAACTAATTCATGCAGTATCAGTATTTTTCGCTTCTGGGTGACTGAACGGAGAACCTCCTTAGAATCAAAGCCCTCAAGCTCCCCAAAGGGTTGTCCAACCACAAATAAATCGTTTGGGCATATTATAGATTGCGCCGTCTTTGCCTCCCCTACACCTAAGATATAGAGGTCATCATTGTCAAAAACAGCATCCAATAGAGATAATGCTGATTTCTCATAATATTCCAGGGAATGCATAGGAAGATCATGCTGTCCCGGAATACTAATGAATGGTTTTGGTAGGTAATCATACGCCATTGAACAAAGCCAGGGACTAGCTTTCCAATGATCAAATACATCCCCTGCACATAGTATAGGACAGTAATTGTTCTGATTACTCAAGGATTGCAAGAAAAACAGTTTATCCTTTTGCGCCTGTAAATAGTCATCCGTACGGGAAACCGGAGTGGTGTCCGTCAAGTGTAAATCTGATACTAGGATGGCAGATGCTAATTTTGGTTTTATACTTCGTATTTTTTCTATTTCCAACACTCCTTCCTATTATTTTTTCAATTTCCCGCTATTCAGCATACTGAAATAGGTGGCCGTAATCTGTTTGTCGCTCATTTTTGCAACCCGGTTTGCCTATTCTTCTGCCCCGGGATAAACTGCAAGAATCGCCTGTTTCATTAATTCTATACTCATTGCATAAACCTCCTTTATACCTCTATTTTGTTATCACATAGTGGACAATATTCTGGAGCCAATTCGTGGAATTCCTCTTCTATTTGGTCAATCTTTTTTTGCAGTAAATCTATTGTTGTTACGGTCCTTTGTCCACAAATTACAATTTGCTTCAATTTTTCCAATACGTATTTCATATCCTGGCAATTTGAAAATAAATTACGCGTTTCCTCCAGAAGAGATGTGGTTTTTTTTATATATCCCATTGATTTCAGAAGAATGCGAACCTCCTTAATCCTACTTGATGCTAACTGTAATATAGCAATTTGTTCTGTTTTCTTCTTCCAATTCTCAAATGTTATTTTTGCCTGTTTCAATGTCGAAAGTCCTTCACCCACATATTCAGTGGAATTGAGGGTATCCTGGATTTTCTTTATCTTTTTTACTACGGTGGTACATCCAGCATGCTTCAAACATTTATTCTGGTATCTATTATGTAATTTTTCCATCCTAATACATTCCTGAAATAGGACAGGAATATGTTCTGTATTTTTCAATTTTTCTTCTATGTTTTCTGCCTTCTCTACCATCTGCTGTAAGGATTCCAAAACTTGAGCTTGTTTCATCCTTCCCGTCTCCAGTCGTTCCACCCGTTTTAAGCGTTTTTCAATGATTGGAATATTTGTATACTGCTCCATTCCTTCGACATATTCAGCAAGCTGTTTTTTGTCATGTATGATATCATTATCAAGCTGGCTATATCGTTTTTTTAATCCGGCAAGGGTATGGTCAATATCATCAATGGCAGCCGCCTTATTCAACATTTGTGCAGCCTCCCCAGGTGTATTCGCAAGTAGAAATGGAGGGCTCATCTGTGCTTGGATGCTGGAAGCGTCCATTTGCAGAATATCTGTGACCTCCTGTGGTACATTATGCCCAAATGCAGCTAATACTTTCCCGTTGATGACATATTCATTTTTTGTGGTCGTGCGAATTTTTTCAATGATATTTCCTTCGGAGGTGTGTAAAATGACCTTAGTTTCCCCTCCCCATTCAGAACAAAAGGCATCCCCCAAAGGGCGGTTAGAACAAACCCAGTTAATCGCTCGTAAGATTACAGATTTTCCAGTGTCGGAAGGGCCTATGATTACATTTGTTCCGGGTATGAATTCTATAATTGTGTTTTTATGCGATTGGAAGTTCATTATTTCAATTTTGGTTAACATTGATTCCCTCCACCTCCAAGATTTTTGGATATGTAGCATCCGTATACTGACTGATTTTGTTTTTCCTACCTAATTCTTTGCCCAAACAAGTAGGTCCAATTCCCCGCCTAATAGATTCCATTTTTTTAAGGACTCTGCCGCATTTCCGGCATATGCCTGTGTATGTTCCTGTGAGCGTATCCGGATTAAAATGATAAGAGAACATACAAATCAGCCTCGCTTCCTTAATAATTCAAAAAACTTTTCTGCATCCATCACAATGATTGGGTTACTGTGGCTTTTTTTTACCACCAATAACCAATCCGTTCCCTCCACTTGGTTGCTTTTTGCCTGTATAATCCATGCAGGAAGTGCCCAAGATTCCTGCCATTTGCATTCCACAGAGAAGGGAAATTTTTTTTGGGCATCACCAACCAATCTGACATCTGTCCCATTTTGACATCCCTCCCGGGAAGCAATATGTTCATCCTTCCCCCAGGGCATATCCAATAATTTTGATATCTGTTGGCAAGTCCATTGCTGCAATGATCTACCTTTCGCCTTTGCCGAGGAAATTGATATTCTTTTCTTTTTTGTAGGTGCCTGTCTTGTCCTTACCATTGATTTAAGATCCCTCCTTCTCAGCAGAACAAAGAGAATCTACACAAAACCCAACGAAATCCGCTGTTTCTATTGTTCCTCCATCACCACCTCCAAAACATAAAGAAAATGGATATTTCTTATTATGTGCAATTACGTTCATCTCAGCTTCTGGATTATATTTTTGTAGTCGTACAGTCAGATCCTTAACTTTCATATCTACCACTCCCTTGGTTTTCTTTCTTCCTCAAATTGTGCTTCTATTTCATTCCAGCGTTCGATTACTTTATCTTTCAATTTCTGCTCCAAGCCTTCTTCCTCGATTGTTTGAATAGCTCTCACAATTGACTTACCCAATTTGAGATCATTAAGCATGTATATTGTATCGCGTGAATTGGCCTTGAGAAATTGTAAATTCCCGCGTATATCATCTATCCCATAATCATATAAAATATTCACTTCTGCTATATGATAAGGTTTCCAAACAGAGGATTTGAATACTTCTACCTTTGTCTTAATTCCTATTGTCCTTTCATGGTCTGTACCATGTATAGAACGTTTCATCTTGATTTTTTGTGGAGTAAGGCATCGTAGGCGGAGACTGGAATAAAATCCAATCGCCTCCCCCCCTGGGCTTTTGTGTTTCACTCCATATGGCCCTGCATCCGCATTTTGGCGAACTTGATTTGAGCAGACCATTAAAATATTTTTTTGGGAAATGATACGACAGGTTTTTCTCAGCTCTTCACTGAATTCTTTGGCTCGACGCATCCCCATTTTATCCCCTTCCTCCTTATCCATTTCCAAGTCTGTAGATAAGGCTGCTAAAGAATCTGCAAATACTCCATATACGGATGTACCCTCTACTTCCTCACTGTCTGGCACCCATTTTCTAACAGATTTGAACATCTCCGGAATAGTATTTGGTATACTGTATTCTATTTCCTGTGGAACAAGTCCAAACATCTTAGCAAATTGTTTATTGAGTCGTGCTTCCGGATCGTGGAACATGATATTTCCACTCCTTTTTTGCAGCAGCCCTGCTATTTGGCAAAGTAATACTGTTTTCCCAGCAGAAGAAGGTCCAAAAATTTCAACAAATATACCAAGCGGGATACCTCCCTCCCGAAATCGACCGCCACTAATGGCTAAATCCAATAATGTAGAACCAGTTGATATGGTTATATTCTTCCCATCATATTCTCCAGGCTCCAATAGATTTCTATTTCTGTCCTCTTTTTGCTTTCTTTCAACTTGCACGCTTAGTTTTGTTCTCTTCATTCTATACACCCCACCTTGCTTTTTAATTTATTTATTATATATTCAAGGTGGCTTTTTGTTATTTTCTTCCGCCTTAAATTTCTTTCAATTTCACACATGTATTGTTCCTGCTCCTTCTTGCTCATATTCCCACTTTCTATTACCCTTCTTTGCCATTCAAATACCGCTCTTTCTATCAGGATGTCCATAATTTCTTTCTCAGTTTTTTCTACAGTATTCACCCATTGCATTATGATTTCCTTTAGGATACCTTGAATACTCTTTCCAAAATAAACAGAAAGCAATCTTAAACAATTAGCGGATGGCAAGGGAAGATAAGCCCCCACCAATTTACTTTTGTCTTGTGCTTTTTCTCGTTGACTCTTGAATGGATTTCTCTTCCCTTTCTCTACCATACCACGCCTCCTCTCTTAATTTTTTATTTTTCCTATTATTCTGCGTCTATGCAATCCTCCCATTTGTCACAAGCGTCACACTCGTCATATTCCTCGCAATCTGTGCCAAACTTATATCCATGAGGACATTGGTTCTTTTCTACTTTTTTCTTTGATGAAGTGGATTTAGGCTTCACAGTGGATTTTGTTTTTGTAGTTTTGGAACGCCCCGGTGCGTCTTCATCTTCATCATCATCTTCATCATCATCTACTTTTGGACGTGCCCTTTTGACCTTTGGCTTCCTATCATCTTCATCCTCGTCTTCATCATCATCTTCATCATCATCATCTACTTTTGGACGTGCCCTTTTGACCTTTGGCTTCCTATCATCTTCATCCTCGTCTTCATCATCATCAATTTCATCTTGATTGAGTTCTCCAAAAAACAGGGTTTCAATAACTTTATAGGTAGGTACAATTAAGA